CTGCTGCATATGTAACAAAATTAATTGGTGGTAGCACACAAGCAGCTGTTTATAACTACGGCTTCAAACTAATGAAGAAAAAGAATGCTACTAAGGATGAGATACTAGAAGGATTTGTAACAAGCCTTGCAGCTATAGATGAGGAATCTACACCAAATGATGTATACAGATTAACTGAGACAGTTATTAATTTAGAACAAAGATCTAGCAAATACGGTAGTATCCCTAAAGGTATAAGAGATAGGATTGAGAACTTAGAAGTTCTAACTATGTTAGATGATTTAGCTGAACAAGCTTTTGTTGATGAGAACAATTCTGAGCTTTCTAATATGTGGGAACGTATTAGACAAGGGTTTATCTATCAAGCTTATAGTATTATGCAACAAGACACAGGCGGTCTTGCAGAAAGATATGAGGAAGCTAAGAAGAAAGCACAGAACAAAGGTGAGAAGGTTGCTGAGTTTGATATGGCTGAGTTTGATAAGTATCTAAGACGAGAACTTGAAGGGGCTCAGAACGCACAACTACTTTCTAAGATTGGATTTGTACATCAATCACCTGAGTATGGTGGTAGTGTGTACATACATCCCAGTTTATACAGAACATCTGTTAACACTGAAGTTATGAAGATGAAACCTGGGATATGGAAAAACATAGTCACTAGTGACTTTGTTCAAGGTATACAACAAGGGTGGGCTAATGCGTTTAGCAATGAGCCGTATAAAGCACTGTTACCTCAAGTATCAGACAGACTGTATGAAGTTAACTTTGAATATATAGCTAGAGACGAAGGTCTTGACCTAGAAGGTTTGCTTACACCAACGTTAACAAAGATTGCAGCAACAGCACCTGAGATAAAAGGTAATAAAGAAACTAGTATATTTTATAATAACCCTAGAGAACAAGCAACAAAATGGATAGGAAATCTTCGTGAGTTTATGAAAGACGAAGATGAGCTTGTTGAGTATTTACAAACTGCAACAGTTACTACACAAGGAGGTGCAGAAATTCAGGCTTTTAGGTTTAGTAAAGTTTCATCTGTTAATGGACAATCAGGTGTACTGTGGGAAATGGCTAGACCAGACGGCAGCTATGAAGTAATTACATACCCAACAAAAAAGCGTGATGAAACACCTGTGCCATATCTTATACCGTTTGATGGTCAAGCTGAAATAATTAGTACTGATGGTTTAGTAATACCAACTGATGCAGACCCACCACTTGGTCCTGGTATAAGAGGTGGTCGTCCACTTGAACAGCAGCTTGGTATAACTCCAAGAAGTGCTGATCGTATTAATCGAGGAACAAGTTTATATAGATACTAATGGCGTTTGTTAAGATAGTAAATCAAGATAAACTAAACATAGTCTCTAGTGCCGTCAACATAGCTGATAGTATCGGTGCGTACTCAACTAGAGGTATGAGTGCAGATGCATCTCTTGATAAAGCATTTGATGATATACGAGGAGCTTGGGGTGGTGCTGTAGGACACTGGGCACAAGGAGAAGCTGATAAGAAAGCAGGTGTCCCACTTGTTACAGAAGAGTTTGCTAACAACATACAACAGAAGTACGGTGTTAGTCTACCTCCTGATGCACGAGGAGAAACAGAAGGTCAGTATTTATTTAGGCTTGATAGGCTGTTGCAAGATGGAGTTAACCAAGCAAGAATAAGTAAAGAGTTTCCTGTTACTAATTTTATATCAGCATTACCTGGACAGGTACAAGAACCAAGTAACTACTTTCCTGTTAGTCTAGCTTTAAGAACAGCTAGTGCTCCTTTAAAAGCTTTAAGAAGTTCTAAGAATATTAATAAGACAGCTGCTGCAATCAACAGAGGTCAAAGATTTAAAGCTGCGTTGTATGGTGGTAAAGATTTACTTCGTGATAACTTAGTATTTAATACACTAGTACAACCACTGTACGAAGCTGACAGAAGAAGAATGGGTCAGGAGACAGGGTTACTTGAGTCTATATATGAAGTAGGTATGAGTTCAGTTATAGGAACAGGTTTGTTTCTACCTCTTATTACTGGTCTTAATGTTAGAGCTGCTAACATAAACCTTAAGAATGCACAAACATTCCAAGAGATTCACAGCTTTATGAACACAGGACAGTTTGAAAAAGCTGCGTCTGTTGCATATTCAAATAGCCCACAGTTTAGAAATGCTATTAAACGTGCTGATGAGTTTTCTGATTTTGTTCAAGATGCTATAGATACAGATGGTTTACTACGTCTAACAGACTTAGATCCTCAG